TAGTTTAACGGAACTTGAAAATATGATCCCGTGGGAAAGACAAATCTATATCGCACTTCTCCACGAACATTTAGAAAAGCAACAAGAGGCATATAAGAGACAATAATGGCACTACCACCACGCGACGACAAAGGACGTTTTCAGAAACCAAACGAAGGACTTAAGGGTCTTTTAGATGGACAACGTACCGTTGACGAAAAGAACACCGACCGTCTTGTTAAGGCGATAGAGGGTGGCGGTGGTGATATTAGCGGTAAAGAAGCACAGCAAGAGCAAGCATCACAACGAAAACAAATGTTCGCTGGACTCAGCAGTTCTATTTTGGGTGGATTAGGAAAACTTGGCGATAAATTTGACAAGGGGTTCAACATGAGAGAACTCACTGTGTTTGATACACTGAAACTTCCATTGCTTCTTGCTGGTGCAGTGGTTTATCAATATTCCGCTGTCCTCACTGGAGCAATTATCACCATAAAAGGAATACTCAAAGGATTGCCCACACTGTTTACTGTTGGTAAGAATATAGTCAAAGGAATCGGTGGTTTATTTGCTCGAATCAAATCTGGCAAAATTGTCGGATCAATCATAAGATCATTTAAATCAGTCTTTGGTGCCCTTGGTAAAAGTATGGGTAAGTCTAAATTGTTTGGTTTCTTTGGTAAAGTATTCAATAAGATAAAACCAGTATTCACTTTCTTGGGGAAAATATTCGGTAGATTCAAACCAGTGATGGGTATCTTTAGTAAAATATTTGGAGTGGTTGGTACAGTAGGAAAAACCGCCGGTGGAGTTTTTGCTACAATTGGTAAAGTATTTAAAACTATATTTGGTTTTGTGAAACCTGTTGTCGGTTTTGTTGGTAAACTCGGAGGAGTTCTTGGGAAAGTGTTCAAAGCAGTTCCTATACTCGGACAGATTATTACAATTATCGAGGGTGTGGTTGGATTTTTCCGTGGTTTCTTCGGAACAGAGGGATCATTCTTTGAGAAATTGATCGGCGGTATTAAAGGTATATTCGCACAGATCATCGAAGGACTTTCTTTCGGATTCATATCATTCGATAGTGTCATGGAATTCTTCGATAACCTCACCATCAAGATGGGAGATTTCTTCTACGGTGCGTTTGTTTTCTTTACAGAAACTATACCCGAAATATTCATGTCAGCGGTAAATGGGGTCAAAGATTTCTTTATTATGGTTTTTGATTTCTACACAGTCACAGTGCCAAACCTATTCATGAGTGGAATTAATGCCATTGGTAACTTCTTTACCGTAACAATTCCAAACGCATTCAACAGTGTTCTTGGATTTATTACAAGTGGATTTGGAGTTCTCTCTGCTTTCGTTCAAGGACCAATTTATTCTAATAAGAGATTCTTTGTAGAACTTATGTTCTCATTCGCAATGCTTAAAGCAAAGATGGACTATGGTATTGCATATGCTATCAATAAAGCATCACTTGGTGTGTTTGGTTCTGAGGGATTAGCAGACGCAGAGGCAGATGAGAAAAAAATCATGAGAAATTATGCAAGATTCCAACAAATGAATGAATCAGCAGACGCAGCAAGATTACAAGCACAACAAGGTTCTGCCGCAGGAGGAACTGTTAACCAAGTTAACACCACTGCGATGAATACACAATCATTCGAGACATCAGAAGAACCAGCGACCGACGTAGCAGCAGTGCGATATGTCGGCGCATGAAAAAACCCCGGATTTCTCCGGGGTTTTCTCTACTCCCTAACAAGAAGTATTGTCTCGATCAATCCTCACTTGCGAGTTTCTCGAAGTAAGACATTGCGTCGTCTTCTTCAGTCGGTGCAGAACTCTCAGAAGAATTCTTTACCGGCGTAGAGGAGGGTTCATCACTTCCCCACTCAGTAGAAGACTCAAGCGAAGTGTTTTCAGCAGTTTCCTTGGGGGCGGAACTACCGAGGACCATTTCGAGACGGGACTTGAGTTCGTCATATGACTTATAGTTACTGGAGTCAACGAACTCATTCAACTTGTATTCACCATCCCACAACGTCTTCAGGCGATCATCATCACCGTCGAACAGTCCAGACATGGAATCAAATCCGGACTTGTCATAGTTGAGGAAACCAGCAACCTTGCGAATACGAAGTCTAAAGTTAGCACCTTTCCAGAAGTCGAAGGGGATAATTGCCTCTTCGTCTGAGAATTCAGGTTTCATTGCGTCCTGAATCTTCTGGTAGATCTTGGTGCCGTAACGGTAAAGGAAAACCTTACCGTTGTTTTCGGGATTGGCAGGATCATCGATAACAAGGATGTTAGAGACATAACTCTTCTTTCGCTTGTATCGTTGGGAAACGAGATCCTTCTTTGCCTGCTCCCCGCTGTTCCAAAGACGAGTGTTCATCTCTGAAACAGGATCTTTCTCCCCGAGAGTGGTACGGGAGTTTTCGATATACCAACCTCCCGGTCCCTGAAATCCGTGAGAATAGTAAAGTACAAATGGGGTGTCTTCACCCGGTGCTTCTGGGAGGAAGCGAATGGTCGCAGTACCAGTTCCCGCATCATCAACTTGCGGTCGCCAGAAACGATCATCCTTGTACGAATTCTTCTTGGTATCATCCATCGCAGACAACTTCTTGATAAGTGCGTCTGAGTTCTTGCTGTTGTTTTTCATTGATTCAAATGACATGTGTTTTGTTCTCCTATGTCTGTTTTCAACTGTTTCCGTCAGTTGTATATGTTAATTATACCACAGTTTTGGTGTATGTCAAGGGGTTGCCCAAAGTTTTGGGGTTCTTGGCAAAAGATTTATTTCCTCGCCTTCGACTCTAATCTTTTCTTTTATTGGTATGCTAAGGTATTTTGCACCTAAAGCGGGTTCGATCTCTAATTTATTACACATTTCAACAACTGCATCAATATATCCGCAGTCATTATCTTTTACATGCTTTTCTACAGATTTAGAAAAGTCTTTTTCAAGTTTATCAAACATTATTTCTCCGTGTTCAAGACTAAAAACTCACTACATAGTATGTAGCATACACTATTAAATGGAGATTGTCAATGGCAAATGCAGCAACAGCAGAAGATCATGTAACATTAAATTTGGGTGAGGGTGGAGCAGTAATTGCCACCGACTTCGTTAATCAGACTAATATGGGTTATGGAGATGGTGCAGTTGGTCCTGCTCACTTTCAGGTAATTAAACTAAGCACAGGTGGAGCAGGCGAATATGCCTTACTATCAGATGACTCTCCGATGCCTGCCCGAATTTCTACAATAGGAAACTCTGGATATCTCACAAACGGATTTATTGCCGTTCGTGGTAATACCGTTGGCGATCAAGCAGTTCCCGTCAGTCTCTCTGGTGCTACACTAGAAGTAAATGATATTACTATTATTGGCGGAACTCTTGATAGAATCGTTGGTGCATCATGTGACATCAGATCTATTATGGCAGGAATTACTCTTTCTGTTGTTGGTAGGGCAAATGATAGTGTTGCAGTAAGAACAGCAGCAGATTACGATGTTGCCGTTACAGGTGCAGTCGAAATTACTTCGGTTGCTCTCCCAACAGGAATGACAGCATTTACTACCAGTTTCAATGATAGTACCATTTATGGGTTTGATGGATTTACTCTATCATCTGGCGTAAAGGTCAAAAACTACTACAGTGGTCTTGAAGGATTGACTCCCGGTGAAGCAGGTCCGGGTGGTGGTCTTCTTTGTGTTGGATTCACTGGCGCACTTGCCGCAGGCGGTTCTTCGGGATACATTGTCTCTCCCGGCGAAGAAGTCTTTATTGAAATTACAAACACTGATAAACTTTTAGCAACATCCGTGAACTATGATGCTTCGACATCATTCGTCAATATGTCAATCTTAGGAACTTAACCTATGGCAGCAAGACATCGCGTAACAGCAGGTAGACATTTAGGTGTAGGGCGATTAGTACGTCTTAAGCAAGACATCCCATTCTACCTAAATCCATGTTTACATGGCAACTGTCCAGAGGGTCCGACATGTGATCATCCCGGCACTTCGCCTGATGGAGTAGAATGTTGTGATGATATTCTTGACGGACTTTCTGTGGGTGAAGAGGATAATACAAAAAGTGCAGCAGATGTCAGACTAATGACATCTCGCGGAGCATTAAACCAGACAAATGGTGGTAACGTCACGGACAGTTTTTTCGGTCTTGGTGCAATTAATCTATTAGTCCCCTCACATACTCAGATCTTCTCAGAAAATAGAAACGCCCACAATGATGCTGGTAAGAACCACTCCCCTGTCATAAACATTTCTGGTAATCTGGGATATGCTCGTTATCGAAAAGGTGTGCAGGTACATGATCCAATGCCAAGTGCTTCATATGACGAAGTGAAAAAAGTGATGGGATCAACCCCTGCAATGTCGATGGGCGAAAGCAGTGCCCGTATCGACAGTGTTAAGACTAACGAAGATTCGGGTGGAGTTGCTTTCTCTCATGACAATAGAGTGTTTGCAGATGAACCAGAAGTTGCCATTGCAAACGTAAACGAAGATCCTCGATTTGATTTTGATGATGTTTTGCATAAAGATCGTGGTGCTTCTCAACTTACATTAGAGAGAAATAATTCTGACATACTAGGAAGAGGAACTGGGGCACCGTTC